GCGGTCAAGGACGAGGGGGGCCGCAGGCTCCTCAAGGAACTGGAGCTCTGGGAGGTGTCGCTCGTGACCTTCCCGATGCTGCCCAGTGCGCGGGTGGGGGCCAAGTCGGACCGCCTGCGCGACGTGGCGCGCGCCCTGAGGGACGCCCGCCTGGAACTGGCGCGCTGATGGCCGCCGCAATCCCGGAGAGGAGAGACCCGATGAGCCATGACGGCATCGGCGAAGTGACCGAAGCGCTGACCGGGCTGGTGAGCGACTTCAAGTGCTTCCGTGACGAGATCGAGACGAAGATGAAACAGCAGGAACAGCGCATGACCATGACCCGCAAGATGAACCGCCCCCACCTGTCCCAGGCCGTGGAGGCCGAGGCCCCCCATCAGAAGGCGATGGACGCCTATCTGCGCTCGGGCGACGAGGGCGGGCTGCGCTCGCTCGTGCTCGAGGGGAAGGGCATGACGACCGTGGACGGCGACGGCGGCTACCTGCTCGACCCGCAGACGACCGAGACGGTCCAGTCGGTGCTGCATGGCGGCGGCTCGATCCGGTCGATCGCCAACGTCGTCAATGTCGAGGCGACCTCCTTCGACGTGCTGGTCGACCGCGCGGAGCTGGAATCGGACTGGATCAACGAAGAATCCAACGTCACGGATACCAAGACACCCAAGTTCGAGCGCGTCTCGATCCCGTTGCACGAGCTGGCGGCGATGCCGAAGGCGAGCCAGCGCCTGCTCGACGACGCGGCCTTCGACCTCGAGGGCTGGCTCGCCGGTCGGATCGCGCAGCGCTTCGCCAATGCCGAGGCCGAGGCCTTCGTGACGGGGAACGGGAACAATCAGCCCAAGGGCTTCCTCAAGTACGAGACGTCGAAGGAGGCGGGCTGGTCCTGGGGCAAGCTGGAATTCGTGCCCTCGGGTGCGGCGAACGATTTCGCGTCGAGCGATCCGGCGGATGCGATCATCAACCTGGTCTACGCCCTGGGCGCCCAGTACCGCGCGAACGCGACCTTCGTGATGAACTCCAAGACGGCCGGCGCGGTCCGCAAGATGAAGGACAGCGACGGTCGCTTCCTCTGGGCCGACAGCCTGGCCTCGGGGCAGCCTTCGCAGCTGATGGGCTATCCGGTGCTGATCGCGGAAGCCATGGAGGACGTCGCCAGCAACAACCATCCGATCGCCTTCGGCGACTTCCGCGCCGGCTACACCATCGCGGAACGCCGGGACCTGCGCATCCTGCGCGATCCGTTCAGCGCGAAGCCCCACGTCCTGTTCTACGCGACCAAGCGCGTCGGCGGCGACGTGACCGACTTCGAGGCGATCAAGCTTCTGAAGATCGGCTTCTGATCTCCGATCCGAACTGAAACTCCCCGCCCGGGCCGTCGGCACGGGCGGGGAGGCGGGGTCGGCGGGTCTCTGGCCTTGGTCCGCACGGGCGGCCTGCCGACCCCGTTCAACATCTTTCTTCGACGGAGGCGCTCATGGCCCTGACTATCCTTGAAACGGAGGCGGTCGGGACCGCCCGGCTGCCGATCGGGGCTCTGGCCGCGCGGTTGCGGCTGCCGGACGGCTGGGAGACGGTGCCCGGTCATTCCGAGCGCCTTGCGGACCAGCTGCGGTCGGCGATCGTGTCGATCGAGCGGCGGACGGGCTATGCGATGCTCGGACGGTCTTTCGTAATCGGCGGCGAGGCGGCGGGGTGGGGAGACCTGGCCCTGCCGGTGCGGCCCCTGACGGCGTTGCGGGCCTTCGAGGTCGCCACCGCCGCGGGCTTCGAGCCGGTGGCCGGCGCGATCCTGACGGGCGGCCGGGTGGCGTTGCCCTATGGCGCGGCGGGCGACCGGACCGTGCGGATCGAGGTCGAGGCCGGGCATGCGACCTGGGACGAGGTGCCGGCGCCCTTGCGGGAGGGCGCGATGCTGCTGGCGGCGGCGCTGGACGGCGAGGCGGGCACCGAGGCGACAGTCCGCGAGACCATCGCGCCGTTCCGGCCCGTCCGCCTGGGGCGGTCGACATGAGTCGCGTCCTGTCACGGCGCCTCATATTGGAGCGGGCGGTCGCGTTGCCCGACGGGGGCGGCGGATTCCGCCGCGATTGGATGGAGGTCGGCGGTCTCTGGGCGGAGGTCCGGATGCGGTCGGGCGCTTTGCGTGCGACCGAGTTCGGCGACACGCCGCGGCTGACGCTGAGGATCACGACGCATGCGTTGCCGGAAGGGCACGAGGGACGGCCCGTCCCGGGCGACCGCCTGCGCGATGGCGGGCGGCTCTACGAGGTCGAGGCGGCGCATGAATCGGACGGCCGGGGGCGGATGCTGACCGTTCTGGCGGCCGAGGTGATGGGAGGTGCAGCATGACCTACGCCCTGAGCCAGAGCCTCCAGATGGCGATCTACGACCGTCTGGCGGGGGATGCCGCGCTCGACGCGCTGATCGGCGGCGCGGTCTACGACGCGGTACCGACCACGGCCCCCGACCTCTTCGTAGCGTTGGGGCCCGAGCGCGTGCGCGGACGGTCGGACGCCACCGCGTCCGGTGCGGTCCACGAGGTGCGGATCAGCGTGGTGACGACGCGCAACGGCTTTCTCGACGCAAAGCGGGTCGCGGGCCGGGTGTCGGACGCGCTGGAGCGCGGGACGCTGACGATGACGCAGGGACGGGTGGTGTCGATGCGGTTCCTGCGGGCGCGGGCCCAGCGGGACGAGGGCGAGGCGACGCGCAGGATCGACCTGTGGTTCCGCGCCCGCACGGATGAACAAAGCTAAGGAGACCTTCGATGGCGGTGCAGAGTGGAAAGGACCTTCTGTTGAAGGTCGACGTAGATGGGACCGGTGCGTTCGAGACGCTGGCCGGCCTCCGGGCGACGCGACTGACGTTCAACGCGGGGTCGATCGACGTGACGTCGATCGAGAGCACGGGCGGGTGGCGCGAACTGCTGGGCGGCGGCGTCAAGACGGCGCAGGTCTCGGGGTCGGGCGTGTTCCGCGACGAGGAGACGGATGCGCGGGCCCGGCAGATGTTCTTCCAGGGTCAGGTGTCACGGTTCCAGGTGATCATCCCCGGGTTCGGCATCGTTCAGGGGCCGTTCCAGATCACATCGCTGGAATATGGCGGAAGCCATGACGGCGAGGCGACCTACGAAATCGCGCTCGCCTCGGCCGGCGCGCTGGTCTTCACGGCGCTCTGATGGGGGGCGGGAACCCCTGGGCCGGGGAGGCGGCGCTGGTCGTCGATGGGCGGCGGCACGTCTGCAAGCTGACCCTCGGGGCGCTCGCGGAGTTGGAGGCTTCGATGGAGGCCGACAGCCTCGTGGCGCTGGTCGAGCGGTTCGAGACCGGGGGGTTCCGTTCGCGAGACGTGCTGGTTCTGCTGTTGGCGGGTCTGCGGGGCGGGGGCTGGTCCGGGACGGGCGCGGACCTCGCCCGCACCGAGATCAAGGGCGGGCCGGTCGAGGCGATGCGCGTCGCGGCATTGCTCCTCGGGCGGGCCTTCGCGCTGCCGGTCGTATGACGGGGCGGTTCGATTGGCCCGCCTTGATGGCGGTCGGCATGCGGGGCCTCGGCCTGTCGCCAGAGGTCTTCTGGGCCCTGACGCCGGCGGAGCTCGCCTTCCTGCTGGGGCAGGAGGGGGGGCGCCTCCCGATGGATCGCGCAGGGCTCGAAGCCCTGGCGGCTCAATTCCCCGACACGAGGGAGAACGACGATGGATGAAGACAAGATCGACGGCATGGACGAGGCGCTCGACGCGCTCGAAGCACGGCTGGGCGGCAGCGAGGCGGTCGTCTCCCGGTTCACGTCCGAGCTGGGCTCGCTGGAGGGGCAGATGCTCACCACGCAGCGGGAGGTCCAGGGTCTGTCACGGAGCTTCGGAGGCGGCCTGAAGCGCGCCTTCGACGGGGTGGTCACGGACGGCATGAAGCTTTCGGACGCGTTGACGGGCTTGGCCAAGTCGATGGTCAACTCGGCCCACAACGCCGCCGTCAAGCCGGTCAGCCAGGCCGTAGGCGGGACGCTCGCCAACGGGTTGGCCTCACTGCTGCCCTTCGCGGACGGGGCGAGCTTCGCGCAGGGTCGCGTGATGCCCTTCGCGAAGGGGGGAGTGGTGTCTCAGCCGACGACGTTCCCGATGAGGGGCGCGACAGGCCTGATGGGGGAGGCCGGTCCCGAGGCGATCATGCCGCTGACCCGCGGGCCTGACGGACGGCTGGGCGTGGAGATGCAGGGCGCCGGTGCCCGATCCGTCAACGTCACGATGAACATCACGACGCCGGATGCCGGCAGCTTCCGCCAGTCCCGCACGCAGATCGCCGCAGAGATGTCGCGCGCCATGTCGCGCGGCGCCCGCAACCGCTGAGAGGTCGTCCCATGTCTTTCCACGAGATTCGTTTCCCGCCGCGCCTGTCGCTTGGATCGGTCGGCGGGCCGGAGCGCCTGACGGAGATCGTCACGCTCGCCAGCGGCCACGAGGAGCGGAACACGCCCTGGGCCCATTCCCGCCGCCGCTACGACGCGGGGGTAGGCATGCGGTCTCTCGACGACCTGGCGGAGTTGGTGGCCTTCTTCGAGGCGCGCCGGGGACGTCTCTTTGGGTTCCGCTGGAAGGATTGGGGCGATTACCGAAGCTGCCGGCCATCGGGGGTCGTGGCCTTCGACGATCAGACGATCGGGGTCGGAGATGGGGCGACCACGGAGTTCGCCTTGAGCAAGACCTATCAGTCGGGAGCGCAGGGATATCCGCGGCCGGTCGCCAAGCCGGTTGCGGGAACGGTCCGGATCGGAGTCGCGGGCACCGAGATCGCGAAGGCCGCGGGGTGGACCTGCGACCACGCGACCGGAATCGTGTCCCTCGCGGCGCCGCCGGCGGACGGGGTCCTGGTGACGGCGGGCTTCGAGTTCGACGTTCCGGTCCGGTTCGACGCGGATTCCATCATGGTCTCGATCGCCAGCTTCGAGGCCGGCGAGATCCCCAACGTTCCGGTCGTCGAGGTACGGACATGACGCCCCTGCGACAGCACCTGGCCTCCGGGGCGACGACGGTCTGCCGCGCCTGGCTCCTGACGCGGACGGATGGCGTGGTGATGGGGTTCACGGACCACGACCGCGATCTGATCGTCGACGGCATCCCTTGCACGGCATCCTCGGGCTTGACCGGCGGGGCGTTGGAGGCGTCGACGGGCCTGGCCGTGGACAACGTCGAGGCGAGCGGCGCGCTGACCCATGGGGCGATCCGCGAAGAGGACATCCGCGCCGGGCGGTGGGATTCGGCCAGCGTCGTCATCTGGCTCGTGAACTGGGCGGTGCCGGAGGATTGCGAGATCATCTTCGCCGGGACGGTCGGGGAGATCACCTGGGGCGGCGGAGCCTTCGCGGCGGAACTGCGGGGGTCAGCGGAAGCGTTGAACCGGCCGACCGGGCGGGTGTTCCAGTCCAGATGCGATGCGATCCTCGGAGATGCGCGCTGCGGCCTGAAGATGGGGCCTGCGCACGTCCACGAGGTCTCCGTCAAGGACGTGGAGGACGATCGCATCCTGTTCCTGCCGCCCCTGTCGCGGTTCGCGCGGGGATGGTTCGAGCGTGGCACCGTGACGATCCTCGACGGCCCGGCCGCGGGACTCGTCGAGCGGATCAAGGCTGATCGCGTGGACGGACCCGACCGACGGATCGAATTATGGTCGTCGCTACTCGCGCCGTTGGCCGCGGGAGACAGGGTGCGGATCGAAGCGGGTTGCGACAAGCGTCGAAGCACCTGTCGCGACAAGTTCGCGAATCTCCTGAACTTTCGAGGCTTTCCGGACATCCCGGGGGAGGATTGGCTCATGGCCTATCCCAGCAAGAGCCGGCGCAACGATGGAGGGCGAGGATGAGCCCCGCCGAGATCGCGCGGAGCTGGATCGGCACGCCATACGTGCATCAGGCGTCGACGCGTGGCGCCGGGACGGACTGTCTGGGCCTCATCCGCGGCGTGTGGCGAGAACTGTTCGGGACGGAGCCGGAGATGGTGCCCCCCTACAGCCAGGATTGGTCGGAGCCGCAGCGCCGGGAGGTTCTATGGGAGGCGGCCGAGCGGCTGCTCCGACCGGTCGCGCGTGGCGAAGCGCAGGCTTCAGGGCAGGTCCTGCTCTTTCGGATGCGGGATGGGTCTGTCGCGAAGCACCTTGGCATACTGGCCGATGACGGGCCGTACCCGACCTTCATACACGCCTATTCAGGACATGCCGTCCACGAGACGCCCTTCTCGTTGCCCTGGCGGCGGCGTGTGGTGGCACGATTCGACTTTCCCCACGTAACGACGACGCAGGAGTAG